GTTCCTTACACAAGGGCACGACGTCCTCTGCAGGCGGGTTTACCCGCGTGCTTTGGTACCAACCACCTCGTCCCAAAGGAAGAGGTGAGAAGGAGTCGTAGCGGTTTTCGGACTGAACCGACACGTGCCATGCACGTATCGGGTCCGCGTTATGACGCTAGACTTCACCGTTGCGGTGGAATTGTCTAGGTCTGATGGCGACATGCCAGTTAGCTGTTTAAGAAATACAGCTGTACGGTTAGCTACCATCGGGTCAGGTCGATCACCCCCGTAGTTCTTTTCAATGAACCACAGGAATAAGGACCTCCAGCCAGTTGTCTTGCGACAATCCTGCTTGGGTACGTAGCCTTTGAAGACTGGAAATCCGAGATTCGGATTAGAAACCAGTTGAGGCTTCGCAACGGGAGCGGATGCTCCCATCACCTTAGCAGCACTAGGTGTGCCACTTCGGCGCCTAGAGATTTCGAGTTTCCCCGTCTCCCACGCTTTTCTAGGGGTAATCCATACCCCGGAGCGTGAATCATCGTTCCAGGGAACGAGACGGAGGCCTAATCGGCGAACTTCAGCGGCAGCCCAATCCCATAAGGGACCAGGTACCATAGCCGAACCGATAAGACCGTTCAAGGAGTGTGACATACCTGCGTAGTCCGATTCTCTCGGGCATTCGCGAAGGTAAAATGGGGTCACGAGGTGCCCCATATAGTAGTCACATCCGCAACTCTCGCGAAAGCGAGAGTCGGGATTGAAGAACGATTTTGCATCGTTCACCTTGAAACCAAGGAAACTCAGCAGCTCCACTACGTCAGGGACGAGGTGGGTTTCGAGGGCGATATCGTCCCCGTAAACAGCAAACCGTTGAGAACCAACGGCCTTGCAAGCTGCAGAAAAGATCAGTGTCTCCAAAGTAAAGGTATATCCATTACCCATGGAGGAGAACTTGGCGTAATTGCCATGTCCCCAAGGGGCACTGTACGAAGACGACCGGAAAGAGCAGAGAAGCTCAAACCAATCGGACGGAAACATCCAAGCCACGGCATTGAAAGCCAAGGTATCGGATGCCATCTCCAGGTCAATCGTCGCCATGGATCCATCAATAGATCCAATGCGTGCGAATTCCTGATTCTTCGCCTGGGAACTCAAGTCGATACGCCACTTCCTCAACTTGGACTTAAACCAAGTATCCAGCGCGAGCTGGAAGGGTAGGGAGTGAGTCGGCTCTTTCGCAATAGTGC